CGGCACTTTGGACATGGCATGTGTGCTGGAGGGACGGTTACTTCTTGGAGGATTTTGGAGGAGGTCGGGGGGGATTTTCGTCGTCGTCACTAACCAAAACATAGGGCTGCTTATTCTCTTTTCGTTCGAGATAAGCACGACCGAGATCGGATAGGCGGTAACGAGGGGATTCGGGGACCAAAACTGGAATTGTCTCAGGGGCCTTCAAGTACTCGAGGAGGAGGCCTTTACGTCGGCTAGAGTAACTCGAGAGCTCGGAAATCTGGAAATTCACCGCAGTTGGTGTGGTGTAAGTTGTCAGGTGCATGTACAGATACCAATGCACTGGGATGGCCGTAACGAGGGGCTCAGCGATCCAGTAAACGCCATTCCAGAACCAGCCAGCAGTGAGAGTCACGGAGGTGGCGACGCCTGAATACCGCATGGTGTGGGCGTCGAGGATGGCAGTGGTAGTGGAACCGGCACTGTTGCAGATTGAGCCAGGCACGGATGTGAGATTGGTACTGAAAGCATGGGCAAAGGCAGTGACTACGGCGCCAGGCAGATAGGTGACCATGGCGAACTCGGCTGGGACGCGGTAGCCTACTTTGCAGTAGACATACGAGTCAGTGCCATTGTACCCGATGCCGATGCCAGGAAAGTTGCCTGATGGAGCGAGGGTGGGAGTACTGGTGCCCATTGGGTTGGCAGCGCTCTGGCCAGTGGTAGGGGCGTAGAACGTGGCGAACGCGCCAAGGGCAGACTCAGAAGGACCATCAATGGCAGGAAGCCGGAGAGTACAGGTCCAATTGATCCAGACGTCCATGTCATAGGCAGCAGACGGAGTAGTGGAGCACAGTATGTAGAACCGAGCCTGCTTGGTAAGACGAGGGTCGGATGTGTTGGCTTCAACATAGTATTCCTTTTGCTGGTTATGGCGCGGCATGGTGAGCTCAGCATTTTCAAACGCTTTCTTGATGATACCATCGTGAGCGACGGCTTGCTCCTTAGCGGGAGCGCCGGCGCCAGTGGCGGGAATGAGCGAGTCACCGGAATCTTTGTCAAAATGGAGAGTGTAGTTACCTTTGGTGGCGGTGTCAGCAGTGGTAATGACCGTAGCATGATAGCGGGAGTAGAGGTAAGTCTCAAAAGCGGAAGCGATGCGACCGAGACGCGACGTACCGATGATAGCCAAAGGATGGACGTCTGCCACCAAGATGCGGTCACCGGGTTTGAGAGTCATCGGGACGTTGACAGTGGCCATAAAGTCGTGTCCTTCGAGGGTGATGGTGTTGTCAGACATGGCGGTGAAACGCAACTTGCGCCGACGGTTGAGGGACTGGGGAGCTCGGGTGGCACCTAGCTGGGCGGCTACGAACCGGGGCTGTGATCGTCCATGGGCTCGTTGAGCTGGACGGGAGCGGAGGGCGCGACGTACCGCGGCCTTGACGCGACCTGGAGGGAGCGATAGGGCCGAGCGCTTGCGCTGGGATTTGGGAGGTCCGGGGTTGGTCTCAACGGCGCGGGTTGTAGCTGTTTGAAGCGGATACCTGGATGCTCGTGGATGGACAGCAGAGTCTTGGCGGAGGAGACGAGAGGATTTTTGGATAGCCACTGCGTCGATAACTGTTTTGACTCCGTCAACGATGGCGGCTGGAATGTTTCCTGTGACAGCATCGATTGCGAGGTGTTCAAAATCGGAGCCGAGACGCTCTCGCTTATCAGACACGCGAGACTGTTGTCGAGGGCCTTGGTGTTGAGGGAGCTTGGGAGGTATTCGAGGTCGATTCGCATGGCTTCTAGAAGAAGGACGAGGGACGGGCGCTGCTGGAGGAGGCGCAGGGTTGAGGGCAAAGGGAGGCATTTGAGAGTTGGAATTTGGTCGTTAGACATAGATCGGGAAGAGAATAGGGGTTTGTCGGTGGTACTGCTTGGCGCGGTGGGCGTAACTCCACTACTTTAGGTCGCGCGGCGAAACGGTTCCTTCTGTGCTTCCCGTCGCTGGCCTACCGGTTGCCGATTTCAATCGGCGACTTGGCCCTCCATGGGACCGGTGTTGGCCTGACGCCCATCTAGGCGTCGATGGGCGCATCGCATTCCACGATCTTACGCAAGATGGGGGAATCGATGGTTTGACCTACCTTTGCAACTTTGTAAAGGTCGAGGATATGCTGTTCGGTAGCCTTGAGGCTGAGGCCGTAAATCTGGTAGAACATGTAGGCAGCACGAGTTTCGTCCATGTCGTAGGAAACGGTAGCCACGAGATGCCAGTCCATGGGAGCCACGTACTTGGACGGCCCAGGACCGTAACGGTCGCTGAACAAGGCCCAGACGATGCGGAGAATAGGGACGTGGTGCCAGGAATGTTGAACACTGGCCAAGACGCCGCGGATATACTCGTGGTCTGACAGATTGTCGGGCTTGTCGCACGTAACGAGGAACTTGGACAGGACACGGCCGGGCTTGGGGCCGAGAACTCGACCGCGCATGCCTACCACGGGCCAGGCGCGGCAAGAAGAATTCGAGCCTGTCGGCATCTCGCACGTTGGCCTTCTTCTTGAGACCGTACTGGAGGCCATAGGCAGTCCAGTCGGGATGGGAAGCCTTCTGGTCTAGGGGGCCGGCTTCGTACATCTTGGCCAAATCGTGGGTGCGCTTGACTTCGGACATGGGCACATGTTGATTGAGCAGGCCGAGGCCGCAGCCGGCCAAGTCCTTCTGTTCGCATCCTGACGGGTCGCTGACCTTGCTGTCGCTGTCCCACCATTTCGGGACAGGAGGGCCGCGGTAGCCGGACTGGTTGAGATGGGCCACGAGGAGGTCATCGCCGCCCGCCCAAATCTGACAATTGAATGGATGGTTGTCGGTTTTGGAAGCCAGGAGCTGCTTGGGTGTGGTGGACGACGCCATGCAGTAGGCAAAGAGGGCGTCGAAAGCGCCAGTGTGTAGGGTGTTGTTGACGGAAGTGACGCCGTCGCCGGACTTGCGGCGCCCGTGGGCCATGAACCACAGCCCGTGCTTCGAAAAGCCACTGACATTGCTCATGCAATTGACAAGCTCGTAGACGCTGGGATAACCGGAGAGGGGATACACGTCGGCGGCGCCAAACCGTTTCATGACGGAAAGCTCCAACTCGAGATGGATATTGGTGAGACTGGAGTCGAAACGGGAGGTGTCACAGTCGGCAAAAGTGTAGCCGAGAGAGGCATAGAAGTCAATAGTGGAGCCCAAAACGTCGACAGGGACAGCGCAAGCGAAGGTGACATAATGTGTCGACGACCAAATGCGTTTGATAGCATTTTGGAAGGCGAGAACCCAAGGCCCTACGAGGACCCTGTAATGGGGAAGGGCTGAAGTAATACAACGGGGGTCGGCCTCTTCGCGGCCATTGAGAGAATCGGAATTCTTGGTCTCACGCTTGACAAAAATGCTGCGCCGGAACAGTTGGTGGTAGAAATCGGGCTGGGCAGAGAGCTGCTTGAAAGCGGAATCGAGTTGGGGGGCGTCTTTTTGGCCTTTGATCCAAGCTTGACGGGAGTAGGGACGGACCTCGGACCAACCAGGAAAAATGTCGTCGAAGTAAAAGTGCACCCATGCATGTATAAGCTGGGCGTACTTGAGATTGATCTCGATGGGGACGGACATCTGGCGGTTGCGAAGTGCACGGAGCTCGTTATCGGCATTGGACGCAAAGACGCGGGGAACGTATCCAGCTATGACAGGGCCCAGACACTCGGACACGCCGGGACGCTCACCAGTGAACCAGTACTCTGGGATCTCGATGCGGCCACCGCCACGCATGTCTTTGAGCTCCGACTTAGAGGTTATGTCTGACATGGACGTGTAGTCGGTGGTATGGGGAGAGAACCCGAGCCGGTGCTGCCAAGACTCGGCGACGAGAGGGCGGGATTTGACGCGGTAACGAGGGTTGCCACGGGCTAAGTGCGCCTTGGCGAACAGCCAACAGGCCGCGGCAAGTGCCAAGAGTGCAAGCCAGAACGGGTCGACGCCGAAAGCTGAGGCATAGTGTGCGGGCCAAGATGACTGCGTGTAGCCGATAGTGAAATAGACGGCGGCATTGTGTACTACGTGGAGAACGACAGCTTTGTCGAAGCTGATATAGTAACAAGCAAGATGGACTAGCAGATTGGAACCGGGACCATGAGTCAGAGTTTCGGCGATGGGGACGAAGTGGGAAAAGTAGCAGCCGACGCCGCGAACGCGGCGGAAGGCCTCCTCGATAACAGGGAAGAACACGACGTTGCACACTGCCAGGTGAAGAGGCGAGATGCTGGCAAGCACGAGAATGGCCAATGTGATGAACCATAAAATGGCAAAGTCGATGAGCTTGCCAAGGGGGGTGACGTCGGGGTAATCGGGCGACAGGAGATACGCAATGAGAGGGTACGTGGCATAGGCCAGGTAGGCGATTCCAGTGGAAGGAGCGGCAAAATTCCAGCTAAACCAGGACTCGACTAACCGATACAGTAACGGAACGAGGTGCGACAACAGGGGCCAGACGATGAGCGACGCAGCGAGGAGTAGAAACGCAATGGCAGAGTAATACATGGCGTCGGCAGGGCCGATGGCGGGACTAACCATCTTGGCAGTCTTTTTGTGTCTCTGCAGGTCCCAATGTGACTCCTCTAGGGTGTGGGACATGAGGCAGTTCTCGTAATGGACGGTGGCAGTAAAAGCAATGTGGGACGCACACAGGACGGCCGTGGCTTGCTCGGATGTTGGAATCTCGTGAAACTTGAGTCTGGACTTGCC